GACCGACCGGGCACGTGGCCTGTTGTGTTGCGCTCGCTCCACCAACTCCTTCGGTGACAGCACCACATCGGCTGGCACTTCTTCACCAGAGTTCATGTCCACGAGCCGTGGTTGTCCAAGCACACCAATCCGCTGCAACTGGTCTTCATCATCCGCAGCGATGAGCATGCTATGCCCTTGCGGGAAGTAGACCATCCACGCCTCAGTGAACGCTTCCAACTTCGGCACGAGCTTGCGTGTGATCACTTGCTTGTTGCCAAGTGGACCAACGCTACGCACATCTTCCTCGATGTGCATCACCATGCGCGTGAACTTACCAGTCACCCTCTCGGCTTGGAACGATGGCTTGAAGTCGATATTGCTGGTTGGCATGCTCACCTCGCCGGTAGTTGCGTAGGATCATTCCGGTCCGGTGGAAATTCCGGTTCGAGCACCTCGGGTTCCTCAGGTTCCTCTGGCTCCGGTTCCGGCGCCACCACAACATTCACGTGCGGACCATACGACGATGCGTTCGGATATGCACTCAGTTCGCGCACATGCTCAGGTGTGCCTGCTACGATCTCGGTCTGCCCTGGCAGTGTCTCATCGTAACCAGCACCGTGCTGTTCCTCTGCTGCTGCTTCTGCTTCCTCAGCAGATGCCTCAGCCGCAGCTTTGTGTGCAGCTTCGTCTTCATCACGCCGTGCTGCACGTTCGGCTGCTCGTGCGTCCTTATCGCTCATACCATGTCTCCTAGTTGGTCAACACTGCATGCGTTCTGAAGGCCCGCCAGAGGCACCATTGCCCCTGCCACACTACGCGGCTGCCAACTGCATCCACGTTCCACGGCGCTACCAGTTCCTTCACCTTCATGTTCACGCCGCGCAGCATGTGCAGCCGCAGATACGTGTCGTTGATGAAGTATGCGTAGTTCACCGGGCAGTCTTCGTCATACATCAGTGGGATGCCATTGTGCATGCAGCCCTCGAACCCGAGATCGAACATGCGCTTGCCAGCCTTGCCCTCTGACAACGGGATCGTCATCTTGTCACGCACAGCCTGACGATACATGCGGTAGATGTTGCGACCAGTCAGGATCACGGATGGCCTGTCACCTTTCAGTGTCAAGTCCATCAGCACGTCATCGAAGACTTCCTCGATGTTCGTGCTGTCCATTCCTCCCGCAAACACGTATGCAGAAGTGCGCCACTGAGGCTGAGTGGCACGATTGATACCACCAAGAGTGCCAGTGGTTGGGTTGGTAGGAAGAAGAGAACCGAGACCCAGAGGATCAGTCCCGCCACCAACTGCGTATAGATACTGGCTAAACTTATCCTTGATGCTCTCTTCCAGCACATTCATCTTCTCCTTCATCAACTTGAAGATGGCGGCTGCACCGTTGTTCTCGTCCTGCTCCTGATCACTGATGATCACCGTGCCAGCAACACGGCTATACCCATACTCCACCGTGTCGAACTCGTCTGTCTGGTTGACAGGGAGTGGGCTGTAGTATGAGTAGGACGTGATGTTCGGATTGCGACCAACCGTGAGTGGATTGGTGATGTTGTAACCACCGTCCTCATACTCCACTCGGTCATTCGCAAACACCCACGCCATGAGTGCGTTCGACTTGATACTCGCCATCACCAACTTGCGTCGGCTCTTGGTCAAGGTGCTGTGCAGAACATCTGCAACAGCAGGGATGATTGTTCCTACAGGCATAGCCTACCCTCTCAATTCAGGTTGACACCATGTTCCCGCATCGACTGCCGAATGATATCGGCCCACGATGCATTCTCGTTATACTGTTGCACCGCACCGTCACCTACTGGTGTGGCACCGTTACCACCCGCACTGCGTCGTCCTGGCAGTGGGCGTTGTTGCTGGGGAGGCTGCTGAGGGGTAGGCTGCTGACGTTGCTGCGCAATTTGCGCTTTCAACGGCTGTGTCCAATCCAGTCCATTCTCGTGCGCCCACCGGATCATCTTGGTGTAGGCACTTTGGAGGGATAGGCCGGGTTGAGCATTCAACATTTCGGCCAGCACGTCAAGGTTCGAGTTGGCCTCACCGTTATCATCGAGGAACACTTGCAGATCGGCCTCGGCCCGCTGCTTCATCTCGGCTTGTTGGCGAGCAGCTTGTTGCTGCTGCGTGATCGGCTGCATCTTGTTGTCGATCATCCGCTGGATGGCAGCCATATCCATCCCCGGTGTGACACCTTGCTCAAGGAATGGTATCGGATAGCCCTTACTCTTAACCTCCGCTACCAAATACTCAAGCGTCTTCACTGGATCGCGCAGGAAGTCGCTCATCACACGGATTGCAGCGATCTGATCTGGTGGTGCGACATTCAATCGCACTGCTTCCTGCGTTACTTCATTGATGCTAGCCAACTGCCGTGACGCATTCTGCAACTGCGTCTTGAGTTGGTTGTTCTCACGTGCGTGCCGTTGCCCATCCTCGAATACACGCCGCTCGATACCACCTTTGGCTACAGTGCGTCCTGTGATCGGATCGACGAGATCGCGGGTATTAGGATTTTCCTGGTTCGGGACTTCAACAAGTCCGTCGTGTCGTCTGCGGACTGCTGCATCACGTTGTGCTGCGCTGCCTTCGCCACCATCCTGAGTAGGCTGCGCACTTGTAGTGGCGTCGCCGCCATCGTGCGTCGGCTGCGCGCTCGTTTGCGCTGGGCCGCTATCAGTAGATTGACCACCGCCTGCATCTCCACTGCTGCTATCCTGAAAGTCAGGTATCGTGTTGAGGATGTTGTCCTCGGTTGATCCGCTCATGCTGCTGCTCCCTGCGGTGCTACACTAGGTGCTGCACCTTGTCCTTGGCTGGCCAACATCTGTTGGAATATCTGCTGTGGTGGAACACCCTGTGCGAGTGCATTACCAATCGCTTGCAGAACAGGTGGTGGAAGCTGTTGCAACGCCTGCACTACTGCCGCAGCAACTTGCATTCCACCACCCGCCTGCGGTGCTCCCGGTGCAGCGCCAACTGGCGGCGGCATACCACCCTGTGGTTGCTGTTGTGCCGGTGCACCACCCTGTCCTGGTGCGCCACCCTGTTGTGACTGAGCCATCTGTGCAACTTCCGCTGCAATGCTGTCCCAATCCTCCTTGCTGATGATGAAGTCATCGAACGCTTCACTCAGCATCTTCAGGCTAACCTTCAGCGCACTCGCAGGTGCAGCCCTCACATACTGTGCCATCACCTGACCGACCTGCACTGCCTCTTGCTTCTTCTGCTGACTAGTCAACTTCTGTGTGCTGCCACCAACTATCTGCAAACTGAACGCGCTATAGTCACGCAGGTTGTCGAGTGGACGCCAGAACTGACTAACATCCAGACCAATGATCTCACTCACAGTCTGTGCATCCATGAACTTCATGCACAACTGCGCCAGTTTCCATCCCACATCGCCTAGCGCATCCTCAATCGCATCCAGTCGCATGTCCATGCGCATGTTGCCCATGGTCGAGTAATAATCGATCGCGCGGTTGGTTGTGTTCGTCTTGAATTCGCCGCCACGCTCGACTTCGTTCGTGGAAGCAATACGATCGACGCTCTGATACAAGTCCTTCTTGTCAAATAGGGCCGCGAACGCAGTGCTCGGTGGCGGTATGCTGAAGATCGCATCTGCACCCTTCATGCCTTCAGGCAACTTGAGTGGTGTTGCAGTCGCATCTGGTCCTTTCAGTATCCTGTCAGCCATCTCCTGTGTGATGCCGGTCTCGGGATTGTAGAAGATATTACGCCGCGCCCACAGTATCGCGCGGCGCTTCTCATCGTTGATCTCGTTGATCTGGTCTTGCTGATCCAGATAGTAGCTGACCTCGCCCTTCGCATACATGGCAACGGGGTTCTCATGGAACCACATCGGTGTCAGTGGAAAGAAGCCCTGCAATCCATACGGATCATCCCACACCCAGATCGGCCACTTCCAGTCGTTGTCTGCATACATCTCCAACCGACGCGTCACACGATCCCACACATACCAGACCTTGGTCATGCACGCCTTGTCGAACTGATCCTGCGTGTCAAATCCAT